AAACTCATTATGCGTACACCACACTATTTGTTAAATAAGCATTTGTTCCATCTGACAAGTAACTTACAAGATACGTTCCAGCCGCACTTAAAGTTGCAGCAGTTGTTGCAGAACCTTTAGTGTTTGCATGTAAACTTACAGTATGACCACCACTATTAATCAATAATATGTAGCCAGATTGACCATCTGCATGATTAGTAAATGTTAATGTAAAATTACCAGACGGAGTACATTTAAAATTATTAGTTGCGTTCATGTCAAATGAACCATCATTATCTACCGTCAAAGCATTACGTTGTGGCGCAGTATAGGCGTTTGTTTCATCTGTTTTAGGAACTGCGGCTTCTAATGAGACAGCTCCTGATGAAACGCTAAAATCCGCACTAGCAAATGACGCTATGCCTTTTGCGCTTGTACTCGCATCTGATACCGCTACTGTAGCTGTTCCACTTGAATATCCAACACTTACTGGAGATGTGCCTGCTACTATTACAGCACCTTTAGTGCCTGAAGCACTATCGGCTATACTTATTGTAGCTGTTCCAGAACTATATCCAACACTAGCTGGTGCATTACCTGCTACAATTACAGCGCCTTTAGTATCAGCTGCACTATCGGCTAAGTTTACTGTAACTGTTCCAGAAGTACCACCACCAGATAAGTTTGTTCCAGCAGTTACACCTTCAATGTCGCCACTACCATCTGCGCCACTATAACTAAAATGTACGCCTACGCCATCTCCATCTGAAAACGAACCATTTGAAACTACATGAGTTACAGGAACTTTTGTATATCCCGAAGCATCTGTAACGCTTCCTGAGACTTTGAATGTTGCGTAAGTAGCAGGTGTGCCTTCTTTAGTTATAGTAACAATTCCTCTTGCTGTACTATTAGATATATCATCCCACGATTGCACAAACCCAGATATGTCGGCTGAAGCATCATCAACATCATCCACATATAAAACTGTTGCACTTGCTATTGTTCCATGATTCCATGCTATTTTTCCTGCACCATTGTCGGCATCACTTGTAGAATTATCCCAAGTCATAGCTAATTGTGAGTTTGTTCCACTTGCGCCTGTGGCCCCGGTCGAGCCGCTGGAACCGGTACTTCCTGTACTTCCTGTATCGCCTTTATTTCCAGACCGTGAAAAATGTACTGACAGTTCATCATCCGCACTAAATGTATTATTCGATGCAACATGCGTAACAGCCAGTTTGTTATACCCAGAAGCATCTGTTGATGCTCCTGTAATATTAAATCGTGCATAAGTAGAACTGTCGTTTATATCTACTATATGTAAATGACCTCTTATTGTACTATCGCTGTCATCCCAAGTTAATACATCCGTTGAAGTTGTTACACCATGAGCATCTGCATCATCTATATATATTGCAGTAGCACTAGCATAAGTGCCATTATTGAATCTTATTTCTCCAGCACCTGGGTCAGCATCAGATGTACTTGTATCAAACTTATAATAATATCCTGGTATTGCTCCATCTTCGCCAGACGCTACAAAACTTATAAATATTTTATCGTTATTAGCTAATGTGCCTGCACCGTCTATATATGTTAATGCAACTTTCGTATAACCCGAAGCATCCGTAACAGCTCCCGATACTTTAAATACATGCCAAGTATCTAGGGTATTAGATTTACTTACACGAACACGGCCACGATTTGTTGCATTTTGAGAAACATCGTCAAAACTTTGCACCCAAGCAGATACGTCTGTGCCAGCTGCATCTAAGTCATCCACATACATAATCGTTGCACTACCGATTGTTGAGTTATTAAATCTTACAACACCTGAACCTGGGTCACTATCTGTAGTTGTTGTGCTGTATGTAAACTGTGCGCTATCGCCACCTTTTGGCAAAAAGTCGGCAACCGTTGTTAAATTACCATCGCTGTCAAAACCTAATGTCTTACTGGCTCTGTCTGTTGCGCTGTCAGTAAATTCAGCACTTGTAATGCTGTTTGTTTTACTAACTTTAAAAGAACGATCAACTTCTTCTTGCAATTCTATTAATTGGTGTGTTGTTCTGTCTAACGCATCTTCAAATCCACTAGCAGGGAAAGGGTCATTTTCTACTAAATCTAATGTTTGCGTTAAAGCCGTATCTCTTAATAAAATAACAGTTTCCGTTGAAGCAGGTACGTTTCCAGATGTAAATACAACATTACCGCCAGACGCGTTACCGACATTAGTTAAAGTATAATGGGTGTCAAGAGTTTTTAATGTTTCTACACCTGCCGAACTTCTTATATAGACTTTTATATCAGAACTGGTAAATATTTTGAAACCGTAAGCAAAAGTCGTAGTGCTTGCGTCTCCAGAATAACTATTTTTCGTTGTGCTTGATGATACAGTCATTGTCCTTCCTTATCGTTAATAAATATATTTATCTAAAACTTCTTTTTGATTTAAAACTTGATTATAAATTTTATTTAGTTCTGCATTGCCAGGTAGAGATAACAATGTATTTATAGATTCTTTATAAAATTTTTCTTCAATGTTATTAATAATGTTTTGTTTTTCTTTTAAAGGGGCATTTATATAATCTACTTTAGATATTCTATACGTTAAAGCATCTACAAAACCCATAGGTGTTCTACCATTTATAGATAATTTAATAGTTTTTTTAGCAATTTCAGTCCATTGGCTTTGTTGTTTTTCTGATAAAACTATACGATTTAAAAGTTTGGTTTTTTTTCTTTGTAATGGCATGCCAATTCTTATTAATTCAGCTTGTAAAGCGGTTGGTTTTTCACCTAAAGTCATTTTAAAAGGCGTAATCATATTCCATAAAGCAACAGCATGGTTTTCATCCCAACGCACACTATTATCCATTTGTTCTCCAAAAACATCGTATTGTATTGCTTCATTTTCTTCTGTTTCAGCAGAACCAAATATTAAACTGTCTTTAGTTTGTAGTTTCCAAGTTTTATCAATAAATTCACTAAAGAAATTATCACTTTTAACACGACCTAAATAATCCCAATTATATAATCCATCTTCACCTGGCCCCATAGCATAAATATCTTCTTTTGTATAATATTCTATATCTGTGCTTATTTTAGTTCTTTTTGGGTCTTTAAATTTTGCTACTCTTTTTTGTGCTGCACTAAATGGAATAGGAATAGGGCCAATAGTATTACTTAATGGGCCTTCTGTTAAATAATCCATATCTTCATACATAAATGCTTTTGTTAAATCGCCCATTGTTTGTAAAAATGGCAATTCTGTAAAGTAATTTGATGTAGCTATAGCAGCTGCTAAAGCAATATTATTATGTATGTCAGGATCATCGCTTCTTCTCATTCTTTCTGCTGCGTCAACACCAACAGCTATAACAGCGCCTACTGGTTCAAAACCAGAATAATTTACATAATATAAATCACCATTAGGTATTCCATTATTATCTAAAATAGGCAATGGGTCTCCATCTTCATCTTTTGGCCAATCTCCAGCACGAAAACGAGCGCTAAATGGTTGCCAGTTTGTAGGCAATCTATCTTGTTCATTTTTATTTTTAGGATAAGCACCTGTAAAACGCCCTTCCATAGCATAATAAGCAAGAGAAGTCATAGTTGCAGCACCTAAACTTAAACGGGCTATTGTTCTTTGTCTTATTCTTGGCCCTTTATTAAACATGTCATCCCATAATCTAGGATTTAAAGCTAAAAACAAAGGATTACGTTCTGCATGTCTTATGACAGCATTAGTAGGAACCATTGCAAAAGGAATAGCTACTCTGCCTAATGGATGTCTTTGCATAGAAGATATTATTTGTTTTATATTTCTTGGTAATGGAGTAGTTAATGTTGTATATTCTGCTGCGTCTTTAAGTTCTTTTGCTACAGATTTAGGGTCTAACAAAACCATCATAGCATCTTCATTAGCTTCTTCAATGCTTTTACCTAATCGTAAAGCGTTATGTTTTGTTAAATACGCTTGTCTATATAACTCTCCTCTCATTAAAGACGTTTTCCAAAAATCATCGCCAGATTGTAAACCACGACCAGGCAATCTAATAGTTCTTCCTAAATAATATACTCCTTGACCATAAATTTGATTGTCTAATTCGTTTAATTTTTTACCTCTAAATTTTATTCTTTCAGGGCTTATTGCTTGATATTGTAAATTTTCTGCTTTTGCACTTCCCATAGCAGGAATTTCTGTTTTAAAAGTTCTTCCTGCTACAACAAACATATCTCTTATAGATTGTATGTTTCCGTAATATGTAGCAGCTATTTCACCAAATAAAGCACCTTCATCATCGCCCGGTCTTTTGCTAACAGTTCTAATGCCTTTTTCTATTTTACCAAAACCAGCTGCAAGTAATTCTTCTGCACTTTGGTAAACATGAAAAGCTGGTGTTGCAATAATGTTTTTTAAATATGTTGTAGTCCATCCTAATAATCCATTAACATACACTTCATTAAATACATCTTTAGTTGTTCCCCACCATCCTTCATAAGCATATCTATTAGCTGCTGGTTGACCATTTTTTAATGCTTCTCTATATCCTTTAGCCATTTTTATAGTTAAATTTGCACCACCAGCAGAATCCAACATCTCTTTTATCATATCTCCAGTTATTTTTGGAGAAAATCCTACAGGTATTTTTAAAGCATTAACCGCTCTAGCAGCTTCTGTTTGTGAGCCTTTTACTTGCATTTGAATAGCTGCATGAATAGCTTGTTGTCTGCGAAAATTTAATAATAATTTAGAATCAACATTGCCTACTAAATCAAGCGCTTCTATTTGTTTAGTAAGTTCATCTAATTTTTTAGCGCTATTATTCATTAATATTCTTACAGCAGTTAATTCTCCTGCGTTCATTAAAGCGCCACGTTTTTTATTTAATAATTTTTTAGTAATATTTAATTCATCTAACAACAGTTCTTCAGCTTCCGCTCTAGTTTCTTTATGAGTTTTAACTCCTCTTTTAGCTGTTTTTATAACATCTGCGTATTCATCAGAAATTGCGTTTATAATTTCTTTAATATCATCATTAGTTTCTATTTTATCAAAATTAAAATCTATGCCTTCTTTAGAATCTACGCGTAAAATACTTTCTTTGTTTCTTAAACTTTTTATGTCATCATACGCGCTTTCTGGCGCTATACGAGTTTCTGCAACTGGCGCTTCATTGTCTGCATCTTTTAATGCTTTTTTAGCTAATTCTAAAACTTCTTCAGCTTCTGCTTCTTTTTCCGTTAATTTGCCTTGCATATCTTGTTTTTTAAAACGTGCATACCCTTCTTTAGACAACATTCTTTTTGCATGGTAATCTTGAGTTTTATCGTAAGTTTGTCTTTTTGGGCCTAAAAAACTTTCTTCAATTTCTGTTGGCACTCTAGGTGCTGCTTTTTCTTTTTTTAATATAGTTGGGTCAGCTTTAGTTATTGATGACGCCATATCTTCAGCAGAATCACTAAAAAGCAATTTAAATATTTTACTGCCTACACCCGCTACTTCTATTTCATTTGGGTCTTTTGCAATTTCTGTAACACCGCCTTTTAAAGCAGTATTATTTGCTTTTTCTCTAATAGCCATAGCAAATCCTATAAATTAAATTAAAATTTTGTGTTTGATGTTTGTAAGTTTAAAGAATTAGTATTTATTTCTGCTTCTTTAAATAGCTTATCCCAAGGAATTAATTTAGCGCCTTTTACAGCTGCTTTTACAAAAAGTTCAACACCAGATGATATAAACAATCCATCTAAACTTGTTCTTAAATGATTTACAATAGCTGGATCATTTATATTTTTTTCTAATACAGATACTACAACATTTCCAAAAGCATTACGTTCTTCTGGTGTTTGCCCTAGTAAATATTTAGTTAACATATTTGTTAAACTGCTTTCCATTTCTGGAAATGCTGCGGCATCAGCTAAAGTACCCCATACCATACTGCGAATAAATGGATTTGGCGCTTTCATGCCTTCTACCCATAATTTTGCTTTGCCTAATGTTTTTTCTATAACTTTTGCGCCTGATACTACTTTGGCAGCAGGTACAGCAGGAGCTGCAAATTGTGAAAATATTTTTACTATTTCACCATATAATTCATAATTAAATGGTTCATTAGCGTATTCATTAAATCCTAAGTCAGGCATTATATTTTCATCAAGCCAACCTAATGCAGATTGAATTTTTTGTTTTGCTTCTTTTGAACCAAGAAATAAATTGTAATCTTCTTGGCCAGTTAAATTTTTACCTAAATAATTTAAAGCATCTCCTGGCGCCCCAGCTAAAGTTCCCATAAAATCATTGAAATTTTTACTGCCTCTTACTACGCCTTGTATTATAGCTTTAGGCGTATCTTCAGCTACATTAGCTACAACACTTTGCTCTTGTGTGTCCTCTACAGCATCAACTTGTGTGTCAGCAACAGCATCAGATTGAACAACAGCATTTTCTGTATTATCAGCAACGACAACATTATCAGTTTTTTCTTTTGGTTTTAATGAATAATCTGGTGCCATAACTTTTATCCCTAGTGCAGCAACATCGTATTTATCTAATTCTTTATCTACATCTATTAACATTATTTATATGGCCCAATTTTTTCATTTTTATAAACAATAAGATCATCATACGCAGCAACAATCGCTGGAGCGTAATTTCCAGCTTGCATTAAATCTAAAAGAGTTTTTATAGGATCATTAGGATCTAATGTAAAACCTGCGGCAATTAATTGAGATTGTTGTTCTGCAAAAACATTAGTATATAAAACTTCTAATTTTGCTCTAAAACCTACTTCTTCTTTTGCTATAATTTTATTTGCTTCGTCAATAATATCTCTATAACTAGCTTCTGGATTTTTAATTATATAATCTTTTAAAGATGCAGAAGAACGCATATATGCTGATACTGCTTGTTCTGCGTATTGGTCAGGCATGTCTTTTTCTTCTTCATATTTAAACCTAAATTTAAAAACTTCTTTAGCATCAGTTTCTGCTTGATTAAATTCTCTTTTTAATTCTTCGTTCCATTGTATATAATGTTCTTTTGATAAAGTAGTTGCTCTTGCATCTATTATAGCACCAGTTAACGCGTTTATTCTGTCTAAAGCCTCTAATTCTTTTATTGTTTTGTAACTGCTTTCTTCAGCAAATCCTTCTATGCCTAAATCACGTTGATCTTCTATAACTTTATAAGCAGCTATTTTATCTTTATCTGTTTTAAAATACCCTGCTTCGTCTAACATTTCTGTTAACATTTCTTTTTCATCTAAATTATCTGTTTTAATACGTCTTAAGTTTATTTCATCTAATTGTTCTGTAAGTTTAGCTTCTTCAGCTTTTTCTGCTTCTTTTCTTTGTGTTTCTATTTTTTTTGCAGAAGCCATAGCTTTTTCTGTTAACTCTTGTTGTTCATTAGGACTTAATTCTGGCCATATCATTCTTAATATAGGATCAGTTATAAACCCATCAGTTATACCTAAAGAAATAGCGTTAGCGTCAGGAGCAGATTGCATTAAACTTGTAATAGTATTGCTTGCTATATCCTTAAATGCTGCTCTATTACTTGTAATAGCTTCGCTTATAGAAATAATTTGTTCATCTACTAATTTCATATTTAAACCAGTAGTTATTTCTTTTTCCATTTTAGCTAATTTTTTGCCGTCATTATTTATAAAAAGTTTTAACCGTCTTACACGTTTTTTATGATCTGCATTGTTGCTGTCAGAAGGGTACATATCCCACCAACCTTCTTCATTAGCTTTATTAAACACTTCTTCTTCAGAATGTTTTTCTCCTTCCCAATAACCAGGAAACATATATATTCTTCCATTTTCAGGATGTTTGACGCCTGTAATGTAAATTGTTGTAAAAGAACCGTCTGTATTTTCTAAATACGTTCCATTAGCAATACGTTCTCTATGATAATTTAAAATATTTACATCTTTGTCATCATAATGCGTAGGTATAGGAGTAAAATCAAAATTAGTAGTGTCTACAGCGTTTTTACCTGTTATTTTAAAAATATTATGTATGCGATCATTATAAAGCAAATCTGTATTAGATGCGTCTGTTACCGCATCTTGTAATTGCACATTAATTATATTTTTAGTAAAATCATTTATTCTATTAATATTTTCTTTATTAAAATTAAAATTATGTTTTATTAATTTTTCTTGTGCGTGTAATTGAAATAATGCCAAAGCGTTTTTACTTAAATTTGGTCTTGCACGTTCATATAATGCTTGTAATTTTGTTTCAAAATGTCTTGCTGCTTCATGCGGATTTGTATTAGCTAATTGAGTTGATTCTATATATAAATCATTTGCATTTCCATCAAATTCTGTAACTGCTAATGCTGCTTCATTTTTATCGGCAAGCTGTCGTTTTTTAGTTTCTAATTCAAGCATATCAGCGCCAAAATTAAAAATTGTTTGACCTGTTGATTCCAAACCTTGTCCAGCTAAAGCCATAACATTAGGATTAACTTGTGCTGTTAAATATCCAGCACCAGTTCGGTCTGTTCTTTGTAATTGTCGTCTATATGTAGGAACCTTCACGATGCTTCAGCCTTTACTTCACCATTAGCCCAAGTTAAAGTAATAGCGCCTGTATTTGTGTCGCTATTGTCTTTTCTATCGCGTAAACCGTAAGGTTGTATGCGACTTAAAGACCATTTTAGAGAATCGATCTCTAACCTTCTGCGTTGTACTTCCGCATTCATAAACCTGGGATCACCATCTTTATCAAGAGGTTGCATTGCTAACTCACTAATGTGATCGCTATAATACTCGGCTTGCATCACTCTCCCTCTACGATATATCTCATAGAGTTCAGGGTCTTTTTGCACAACACGAATAATCTGCCTATAAGACGGACACCAGTCATGGTCTTTCACAATCTTCACCAGACTATGCCCGTTAGCCATCTCAAGTGCTATCTTCTCTAACACTTCAACTGTAACTACACTTTGTTTTGCCATGTTTACCTCTATGTCATTGAATATATTTTACCAGCACCGCTTAACAGCGTGCCAAACGCTTGCATTCTTCCTGCTTTTGCTCTTGCACGACCTTCATAGCGTTTTAATTCTGCTTGTAGTCGCATATTAGTAGCGACTTCTTTTTTCTCATTTTGTTTTACTTTTGTGTTATATTTAGCAATTTCCATATCTTGTTGAAATTGTATTATGTTACGCATTTGTCTTTTTAATGGTGTTCCTGTTGCAGCCATCCATCCATTTTTTCCATAACCCATTTGAATTTTATCAGTAAGCTGTTTAAATTGTTCTTCTTGTTCAAGCGCTTGAAATCCTGCTATACGCCCTATTTGTTCTGCTTCTTTAGTAGCAACTTTAGCATTACGCTCCATTATACTAGCGTTATAATCTGCTCCTGCTTTAGCGCCTTTGCCTGCTTGTATAGAACCAATAGCGGATATTGCTGTTCCTGCCGCCATTAACCCAGTTGCAATAGTCATGTTTTAATCCTTCCCATAACGTAATAATCTAACCCATCTGGGCCAAACTTTTTCATATAACCTTCTTTTTTAAAGCCAACCAGTTTGGCAAACTTAATGGCTTCTGGCCAATCCGCACGCACATTAGCGTGTAAGCGTATGTAATCGCCTTCGTCTTGCTTTTCTTTAAACACTTGTTTGACAAATCGTACAGCGCTCAATGTATGTTTTTGTATGCGATCCGCACCAATAAACCACGCTTCGCCAACACCATCCCATAACGGTATAATCCCGGCACAGCCGACAATGTGTCCATTGTCTAGGCCTGTCCAGCCATCGTAATGCGCAGCTTTTTCTATATGCGCTTTCCATTCATGCTTGGGATATAATGTTCCCAAAGATAATTTTTTGTTATGTATAATATCTTCAGCATGTTCAGCAATAAACGGAACAATCTTCATTTGTCCTGAACATCAACAGACGCATATATACTAACAATAGTCATAGGCAACGGCTGTGATTGTTCAACAATAATACTGCCTTCTGTGTCCCATTTAGGTTGCGCTTCAATCGTTTTATCGCCTGTAAATAATGGTACCGCTGTGTCCATGTCATCCGAACTATCGCGGAACGGTATAATATCTAAAGCATCTGAGCTAGTACCAACACTAGCCCCTACAGTACGAAAAAATCGTACCGTAATATTATAAATCTTTTTAATTTCTCCTTGTATTGTACCTGTTGCCATAGGCACTTCCATACGCGGTGTCTTTAATGTAGAACTATATCCTAAACCTATTTGCGCTTTTGTTGTTGCGCGATCTAATGTTATAGCGCCAGATGCTACAGTTTTAGTTGGATGTGCTGATCCTTCCTCTAAAACAGATACCGTTTGGCCTGCTAAATGATCTAATCCACTTATAGAGGATGCACTTGATCCAGAATAAGTTAATCCGCTATCAACAAAAAACGCATCGGTAACATCTGTTCCAAAATCTGACAACGATAAATATTCAACATATCTACGAGTAACACTATTAATAGTACGTTTTACCACCATATATAAATTGTCTTGGTTTAGTTCTCCAGGAATAGTTGCAATGTTTTCTACATAACCATAACTATAAGTTGTGCTGCCATCTACCCAAGTACCCCCTAATTTATGCTGGTGCCAGGCAACCACGTTTTCTTCTCTACGATAAGTTAAACCTAATAATCGTCCATCGCCTGTTACAGCCCAAACAACACTATCGGGTTCTTGTTGATACGCTAATTCTATAATACCGTTTTCACTAACATGGTCAGCAAGTATTGTTAAATCTGTTGCCTGGTAACTATCGGTATCATACACATAATGCAATTCTCTTATTTTACGTTTTGCCCGTTGCACAAATAAAGTATAACCGCCCACTTGTGCAGGTTGTATATCAGCACTTCCATAACTAGCTTGTTTTTTTACTTGCGCATTATCTGGTGATAACGGCTCATCCGTACCCGATGCCCGCACCACAAATTCTCCGCCTGTCGTTCCAACTAATAAAGAACTTGCACTTGATAAATAGACAATACGATTTACTTGATTTGATCCTATAGTATAATTTAAAGCACTAGCGTCTGTATCGCCTTCGGTAAAGTTTTCAAAATCACCCGCTACACTAAAGTATAACGATTGTGGCTGCGTTGTTGTTCCTGCAAACACTAATCTTTGTTCATAAAATGCGCAGGCTCTTGGATAACCTGTTGTTTCACTAAAAGCGCCTAACGACCAATCTTTCGTTGCGTGTAATTTACCAACTATTGTAATACTACTACTGGCTGCTTCATTTGTAACATCATCAACAGGAACAAGTGTTATTTCATCGCTTGTTACTTTAACAATTTCATAATCGCCATTATTAGCACTACTCGATGCACCAGACACCGTAATAGTCATATTTTCTTTAAAACCTTGTTCTATAAATTGTTTTGTGCTGTCTCTTATAAAATCATTATGCGATTTACCTGTACCATCAGGATCGCCTTCCACAAAACTTATAGTGCTGGCTGTGTATGATGGCAACAACTCCGCTTCGCCAATTTCATCTGTCTGTACCGTAGTAACCACAGTTGTTGCATTAGTACGACTTGTTATTTTAACATAACCTTCGTATATCTTTATAATACGACCAACATCCGTTGTCTCAAATAAATCAGCCGATGATGTAATTGTGCAACTGCTACCAGTTCGTGCATTAGCCGTTAATGTTGTTGTTGTATCATTTTCATCTAAATATGGGCCGTTAACAAATGCGGGTGTACTTAATGTCCAAGTTGTATGCGCTGTCCGTGTTAACTTTCTTGGCGCATGGTCAACGTGTGTTAAATACATAACATCCGCTGATTGTGTAAACTTTAAATCCGCTACTTGCGCTGTTGTATAAGGCGTTGTTACTTCAAATATTTTTGCAGAAGTGCCACCAGATGTATACGCTGTATAACTGGAAGAATTAATATTATTACCATCTACGTCTTGTATTTCAAAAGTATTTGTTGTTTTGTTTTTTACAACAAACGTCTTGCCGTTAACTTCTGTCATGCCTACGACACTATTAATAATAACATGGTCATCGTTAGAATAGCCATGACTACTAGCCGTAACAACTGCTGGATTTGCTTGTGTTATACCAGAAATAGTTTTTGTCGCTTCGGTAACAATACCGCCATCACGAAAAACTCTAAAATATAAATTACCAAATTCTAATATATAAGTATTTGCTGTTGTGGTGTTAAATTCAAATGGTACTAATCGTACTGCCGCTGCACTTGATTTAACTTCGTGAATAAACTTTGTGCCAGGTCGTCTGGCTGCACCACCCGCAGGATGAACAACAAAGTTCGTTAAACTTTTTGCTGCATTGACATAACGGGTTAAATCCGTTCTTCCGTCCAGCAAATCACTAATTTCACCAGAAGTAAAATTTGTAAAAGCGGTTGTTGCACGCATTAGAACCTCGAATTAATAAACGTATCAGAATGAATAACACCTTGATCCACACCTTCTACTCCAGGCATACCTTCGGTAGCATCGACAAAGCGTGCTTCACTTAATTTCATATTATAAAATTCCCACATTGTTGCTGTTAATGTGTTGTTGTTTGTTATTGCATACGCTATGTCAGCAGCTAATCGTGCCGCTATTGTTTCAATTAATAACATATCGTATTGGTTAGGATCGGTTATGCGACCCACATATTTTATTTTCATAGTAGAATTGTCGGATGCTATTGTACGTCCTTCTACTTTATAATCTGTATCTAAATCTTCTACACGCAAAACACGCAAGCAATACGGATCAGTTGGTAAACTAAACGCATAAGTATATTGCCAGGTAGGTGCCGTGCTGTTTTGTGCTAAAGACGCACGGGTTATTAAACAATTCCATGGATGCGCACGAAACA